CTTTTAAATTAAATTTCATAATTTATTACCTCCTATTTAAATAAATTATTTTGAATTGCATAAAAGAAAAAACTAACCAATGCTGTTATAATTGCATAAGTTAGTTTGTTTAAGTTGATTGCTAATTTGTCTATTGTATTGCATAGATTTTCTATTTTTACTGCCATTTCTGCCTGTGTATTTTCTAGTTTGTCTATTCTTTCAGAATGCCTTTGCAGTCTTTCATCGTGTCTTTTTAATGTATCTTTCAACCATTCATCATTCATGCAAAACTCCTTTCTTATATAAAAAGAGCAGCTAAATTAATAACTGCTCTTTATGATCTTGCTTATTGACTTTTTTAGTTTCCAATTTCTAATATGATTTTCTTATTTTTATAGTCGAAAGTCTTTTTTAGTTTACATGCAAATTCACCATCTGTAATTTCATCGCAATATAATAATCCATATAAATCTTCATTATAAGTTATACCGAAAAGTTTTTCTACATCCTCACTAGTGTATTTAACTTCGACTTCAAACATTGTAGGCGTTGTCCCTTTCCAGAAAACAACTTTTAAATTTTTATCCATTATTTTCAACCCCTTTCTACCATAAATAGTATAGAAAAAAGTTAGATTTTGCAATAAAATAGGGAAATTTATATACACAATATTTTTAAATTGCGAAACAACTGGGTATTATAACTTATATTTTGATAATTTTCATTACTTCAATTTTATACATAACTTAAACTACATTTTGAAACATCTATAGCTTTAAATTTGTTTATCCATATATAATAAGTATCTTCGCTTGAAGGTACTGTTATTATAGCTGTTATTTGTTTATATACTGTCCCATTTATTGTAACATTTTCACTTGTAACTCCAGCATTAATACTCTTATGCGTACTAAAATCAGTAGAAGTATTAGTCATACATCCATACGGCGTACTAAAATCAGATTGAACAATTGTTATTAAAGTATATGTTTTTCCATTTATTAATTCTATCGGAGTTGTATATTGATATAAGCTATTGTTATTTACATTACCCCAGTTATCATAAATATAACCTGTATTAGTAAATAATGTAGATATATCTACCACAGTTGCTTTTGGGTCTTCTGTAGGTGTATCTCCACCACTACCTCCACCACCTGGATTTGGTTCTTCTGGTTCTGTATCTCCTGTATTTGTCATTGTTCCAAATGGATTAAATTCAATTGATAACATATCATCTAATACAGGGATTATCGCTCCAGACATTCTTTTATAACCTGTATTTAGAGGGTGTACCCCCTCTCTAGTGTAATAATATAAATTAGTTTGATTAATACCACAATCTCTATACACATCTATACATTTTGTAGAACGTTTATTAGCTACTTTTTTACACATATCTACAAAATCAATTAGATAATTTCCATTACTATTTGCAGTGGCTATACCGAATTCACTAACATATAAACGTTGTAATGCAGTTAATACAATAACTCTACATTCAGGATTATCTGTATAAATTTTTCTCAGTATATTGTTTAACGCTCCCGCAAATGTTGTTCCGTCTGAACCGTTAACAGTTCCAAGAGGAACACTTAATCTTGCATCATTACACCCGTATGCTATAGTTACAAGAGCAACGTCCGAATAGTTAATATTCATTAAATTTGCATAATCGTTTACTATTGTATGACCACCTTTTCCTAAGTTAGTACATACAAACCCATATCTATTCTCTATTTCTTGTATATATCCTTTTACAACTTCCTCTGTATGTACTATTCCTTGCAAGTCTGTTCCACTATATGTTATAGGATTGGCAGTAGTGCCTTGATTTTCAACTATACTATCACCTATAGCTATATATTTTTTACCTTTAAGGAATGTAGGTATCCCTGTATTTGTACTTCCTCCACCAGTTCCTATGTTTTCAATTTGTTTCGCAATATCTTTACATTGCGAATTTACCTCATTAATAGCTCCAACAATGTATTTATTTTTTGTTTCTAATCCATTGTCCGTTTTCTTTTGGTAATCTTTTAGATCTACTGTCACTTCTGTATCCCCTCCTGAGCTTCCTGTATTTTCTCCTATGCCTTCTCTTACATCTGCTAACAGCAAAAATGCACTAACTTTAACAGCATCTTTTTCTATAGTGAATAACATTTTTAGCGTTCCTGCTACCTTTGTTATAGAACTATCCATAACTGCATCGAAGGAATTATCATGTATATTTTCTATTACACCATCGTTTATTATTTCTCCGTCTGTTCTTTTATATTTGGCAGTAACAGAGCAACCAGCCAAATTAACTGGTTGCCCATCTTCATACACATTTATTTTAATTTTATTACCCCTGTCTCCCTGTACTAATTTTATGCTTTGAAATTTCTCCTGCTTTAGATCACTTTCTATATCATAATCTCTCAAAATTTACTACACCTCCTCTTAACTGTTTAATATGCTCCAATATGTACTACTTCTTATATTTGCATCATCATTATAGAATTTAAGCAAATTTATAAGTACGCCACCGTTACTGATATAATTTTTAAATGCAGTCTTATATTTAGTCAAACGCCCACCATTATATGCAATTCTCCAGGTGTCTGTAAAACTATAGTTTTGTATAGAACTTGTCCCCCATTCTAAAATATATACTTCAAATCGGGCAGGATTAGCATAATTGCTATAACAAGCACTGCTTGTACTTCCTGCTACAATATCGAAGTCAAAACAAGCTATACCACTATCTGTGACCGTAAATACACCATCTAGAGTTACTTTTGTTCCATTAGCATTAGTCCATGTTTGACCTTTTAGTGCTGGAATATATATTTTTGTACCATATGGAATATTTTGCGACGCAACTGTTTTTCCCATATGCGTACCTAAGCCACTTCTTCCCGAACTGTTACTTTCACTTGCACTGTAACAAGTGCATCTAGCATCATGAAGTCTATATATATAAGACTTACCATCTATTGTACCACGTTCATTGAAACAATTTGTATATTCTTCTTTAACTGTTACAGATGTTGTAGTATCAGAATTTGCAAGGTCATTAAGTCTAATGAAAAATACTTGATTATTCAATGTTCTCTTGTGGTATACAATTCCTACTTTATATCCTGATGCCTCTGCAATATAACCATTACCCATGTATATAGCAGTGTGGTGTGTTCTTACTGTTGCCATATTAGTAGTTGTTACTGTATATCCATCGTTTGCCCACATTACTATGTCTCCAGGTTTACATTTTGTTATTCCAGAATCCTTATATCTCCAAAATGTTGCCCCATGAGATTTTGCATTAGCCTGTAGTGTTCCTCCAGAACAAGTTGTTCCTTTTAGGTAGTCTATTCCTGCTTTTTCGTAACAACATCCGACCATAGAACTGCAGTCAAAACCATAAGTAACTCCTACTTGAACCCATGAAGGTTGATAATAAGTTGTACCTCCTAAAGTTTCAGATTTAGCTTTTATCGTGTTTAATTTATTTAAGCTGGTTGTTCTATAAAATTGAGAATACCATGCTTGGTGGTTTGTTGCCATATTGACTATTTTCATTGCTGTATCACATATTGTTTGACGCATATTCGATACAGTAATTCCTCCACTAGAAGAACCACCTCCTGTTGTCCCTCCACTAGAAGAAGAACCACCACTTGTTACTTTTGTACTTGGTCGTATCACTAATACTATTGTGTTAGTATTATAGTCTTTTACAAGGTCTTTTTTTAGTCCCACAAACCAACCATCTGTGTGTTTCTCTCCAGGGTTACTCATAGCTGTAATAAGTTGAGCATTTCCATCTGTATCTTGACCTATGCATATAGCACAGTTGGATATACATTTCCATCTATTTGGATAGATATAATTGCCACTGCTAGTCTTACCTGCGTAGAATATCAAATCCCCTTTTTGAATATTGCTATAATCAGTTTTTACAGTAATTGTTTGTCCTCTATCTGAAAAGAATTTTGCAATTTCTGCACAAGTTCTCGCAAGTGTTGTTCCACTTGTAGGAACTATAGCTCCTGTATATTCACTATTCTTCGCCATTATATTAGCTCTATAATTGTTGAAATTAACGAGATTTGCATATGGAGAATCTGAATAAGAATAACCCATAAGACATAGTAATAATAAGGTAGAATCATCTATCATCTTCCAGTAATTCCCTTGGGTAGACTTTTCCCATATACTATAATTTGCTCCCATAGTACCACTTGCTGTGCTACTACAAGGAGTAGTTTCTCCGTAAGTAAATCCATTGTCCCAAGATTTCGCAGATGTATAATTATTTCTTGCATTATAATAACTTTCTGCAAATTCTGCGACCTTTGCCCCATTATATAATTCTGGGATAACTGTTGCTGTTCCAGTAATTACTTTTACATATGTAGTGTTATTAGTTACCCATCCATATTCACCGTTATAGCTTATTTTGTACCAACCTGTAGTGCTATCTGTTTCTAGTATATCTGCTGTAAATCCTTTTTGCACTATGCCGATAGAAGAATTACTTGTTCCTGGTCCACTTCTTACATTTAAGTTGTCTGCCAATACTTCTACTTTTTGAACTGTAGTTGTTCCGTTAGGGTCTCCTGAGATTATTTCTACATATTCGGATTTATTTGTTATATAAGCATAGCCATCTTCAAATTTTATTTTATACCAACCTGTATCTGCATCCACTCCTACAATTTCTACTGTATCCCCATTTACAAGTAATCCAGCATATTCACCACTAGCTCCTGCTGTTTTTCTTACGTTAAGTGCGTTTGCTAATATTTTAGCAGTCGCTTTTACTTCTGTAGTATCTATGCTCCCACTATCTCCTTTTTTCGCTACACCTTTTATTACTAATCGGATATTGTCTACTATTAGATATTCTTCTACGGTATCTCCTTGGAATTCTATACTATAAATCCCGAATTTAACTAATTTATCTGCTAATTCTGCGGGTAATTCTCTATCCTCTGTCGCATTATAATCTGTAATTTGTGTTCCTGAACCATCTCCAGTTAGTGGGCTTGTTAATGGATCTAACTTATAGTATGCTGTATATTCACCGTTCTCTAGTTGGAATCTAACTCTTGGTATTGGAGCAGTAGTATTGTTATCTACTCTAGTCATTCTAAGATAAATTTTATAACTTTCTCTAGATTGAGCGAATTCAGAAAGTGTATCAGCTTTTATAGTATCTTTACTAGCCATCTCTGCAAATATTGCATAGCCATGTAGAGACTTGTATTCTTCGTTAAATTTTCCTTGTCCTACAAGATTAAGAAGATTAGCCGTGTCATCTGTTCCTTCTCCTTCTCTTTCTGTATATTGTTTTATCGCAGGAAAGATTCTCATTGTATTTGTATCAGTATCATTACTGTATGTATCTTGGAACAGAGTGTCATATTGTATAAGTTGCCCTGCTAACCCACCAGATAGGTCAACTGCCGGATAATATATTTCACTATCATTGATATGTTTTGGAACTTGAACAGATTTCGATATCATAGCTCCACCTACTGCATAAGCTAATTTTTCTACATTCCCTCTACAATAAGATATTGTAAACCTAGATGTAGAGTCTACATAGGCTGGAGCTTTTACATTTGAAATATCACAGGATACCACATGTAAATTAGCTCCTGTGTATAAATTTGCAAAATAGCTGTTATTATCTTTTCCTCTTAGTCTCATCCAGCCAAATTGAACATAAGAACTACTTGCAAGTCTTATTCCATTATCACCCTCCACTTCTATGCATGGTAACTTGTTTATTTTTTCAGATGTTGTATCATCGTCTAGTACATTTGTATTTGTATCTCCGTAAAATTGTATTCTACAATAATTATCTTCTATAGCACTTCCCTCTTTAAGTCTTAGTACAGCATCTTTGCCTAAACTTATTTGTATAAGTGTTCCGTGAAAGTCTCTGAGGACTATCTTTTCTCTTATTCTAACACCTGCCTCTATATTTATAGTCAACTTGTTAAAAAACATACACCCCTGAGATTTCATATATCCAAATACAGTTTGTAGACTGTCTGCTTTGTTTTCTTCATCCCTGCCTGTGCCATCTCCAGTTGCAATTTTTGCTACATAATAATCTGCGTTCCAATTAGGTTGGCGGTCTATAATTTGTGCTGTAGGATAGTGCCTAAAATCACCATCTACAGATAAATTTGCAAAGTGTGATCCTTGAGAACCTATATCTGCTAATTCATTTCCATTTCTATCTAATATACGAAATCCTTCTTCATCCATTACTGTCTTAGCAATTTCTGTATTCTCTTGGTTGGTGTGGTTTACTGCTATTCCATCTTGATTTAATTGTATTAATCCTTCTTTGATGCTTATTTCCCCATCGGAACTTACTGATAATGTTGTATCTCCATTTCCATCTGTTACAGTAAGATTTCTGGCATCTATATATTGTCCTTTTAATGTTCCTGCTAAAATCATGTTTGCATTTATTTTACCATCTGAAGTTAATGCAACATCATACGGTCCTTGGTAACCATTAGCACTATGGGCCAATCCGTTTTTATTAAATCTCCATACATGTATAGCTTCTTCTATGGTAGGACTATCGCAGACTATTAATTCTTCTTTGTTATAGAACACATAACTATCTTTTATACCTGCATTTATAAAACTTTGTATCCATTTTTCAATTGAATTATCATTTTTTTCTATTTCCTTTGAAATATCAATCATCACATCATTTATAGATTTTCTGCCTATATCCTTATTTGATAATTTTATTTCTTCTACTTTCTGTGTTAAAACATTATAATTTCTTTCTATTGCCCTTACAACTACATTTATATTCAATTTGCTTTCAAAAACTGAAACTTTATCTCCTATATAAACTCTTTCAGCTTTTATGTAGTTTTTATATTCTTCGGTTTGACTTAAATCCACAAAATCTATAGTGTAATCAGCACTTATAATATCTACTTTATTTTCTGTATATTCTAATTGCGCTAACCTTTTTAGTTCCGCTTGAGCTTCTTCCAATGTACTAAATCCTTCTGTTTCATCATCTGCAGACTTTACTTTTACATCATTGTAAGTAAATTCTTTAGTATAAGCTCTAGCATAATTATTTATTATGGGGCTATCTATAAAACCATCAATGGTTATTCCATTATTGCCTTTTGGTTTAATTCTAGTTGTAATACTATCTACATTTGTATTAGCTTCAAATCCTTTTAAATTTTTGCATGACTTTATTTGTACCCCTCTATCTTTTCCTACTTTATCAAGTATTTTTAAAAGATATCCTCTTCTTTGTATTTCTCCACCCCAGCGATTGAGGAATGATTGATCACAATCATGTATCGCTTTATACATATTTATATTTTCATAATAAGCGGTGTTTGATGTAGATATATTAGAATACACTTCTAATTCTTTGACTCCTACTGCCCCATCTAATATCCAGTTTATTGCTGCTGTTCCATTTAATCCAGTGGGCCTTACATCATTAAGCCATAAATGTATAGTTTCATATATAGTAACTTGTACAGCATATATGATTACTCTAGTTCGTGTTTTTCTTGGTTTTATAATCCTGAAATATTCATCACCATAATCAACCTTTACCTTCAATATTGCTTCTTCTTGTAGATATTCCCATAATCCTTTGTCGTCAATTATAAATTCTGCATCTAATTCATATGTCCCCTCTAAATTTTCTGTAACCTTGCAACTTGTACAAATATTATCAAGTATTGCATCCCCATTACTTAAAATAACCGTACTTTTGGGAGTATCTTTATTAAAAATACATATTTTTACTATATTACTCATTAATACTCCCCCTTATCTATATATAATCCTTGGACTAATTTCTAATTTAGTTATATTTCCTGTCCATGTTATAGTGTTTTCTCCTACATCTAAAGTAGGAAAATTTCCTATCATATCTATACTTTTACTGTTATTATCTTTATCTAGGCATAAAAAAAGTTTGCTATCTAGCAAAACTCTATCTTCTACATTATTTACTTGTATAGCAGTATTATTAATTGTTACTTTTATATCCCCTGTACCATATATAACTATTTTAGGACTACTTTTAAAGTCTCCTTTATTGTAAACTTTCGTCTCTTTTTCTGTTATTGTTATATCCTTCTCTAGTAAGTTATAATAAAATGGTTCACATAAAAATTTAATTTTAAAGTCTCCATATTCTTCGAATGTCGTTTTTATATCTTCTTCTATAATAACTTTTTTTACAATATTATATCTATTTGGAATAGCATATAGTAGTTTATTATCTTTTGTATTAAAAAGCCATATTTTAATTTTTTCTATCATAAGATCTATATCCTGGTCTAAATCTATAGTTGTTAATATAAAACTTTTTTCTACATTTGGAAAAGTCCCTTTATTTTCTATTAGTGTTCCATTTCTACCTTCTACACTTATTTCTTCATATTCTTCTTGCGCTAATACTTCTGGAGGGCCTTCTACTACTACTATTCCTAATTCTTTCGAACAAATATTATTAAATATTAATTTCTTTTCCATTTTACCCCTCCTTTTTCTTAGTATTTTAATTTCATATTTCTTGTTGTACTATAATCATCTAATTCATCCTGATTTGGTGCTATTGCTGTTCTAGTAAATTCTCTTCCGTCTATATCCAATCTTAGCTCTAATTTTGAAACTATGTTCGATAATCTTCTTACTTCACTCGCTGTAGCATCTTCTTGCATAAATTTATCTAACTTAGAATCTAAGTAATTATAAAAATTATCTAATGGTAAGATTGCTTCCATTTCGTTATGTCTAAGGCTCTTTATCCTTAGCTCCTCTTAGTTTTCTAAGAGTATCGGACTATATCTTAACCCTCGGCTTTACGTTAGGGTTGTCAGCACTCGTGGATATTTCTGCATATAAAAAAGATACTATTTTAAGTATCTTTTTTACTTAGCTTACTCCATCTAGTCTCTACACGTTCCGTAAGTTTCCTTAACGGCTTCGCTCGGTATTAACATATCAGATAGTATATGTTCTATATTATTGAATTGTTTATAACTTATTCTTAGTAAATTTATTTTGTGTTTTAAGCAAAACTTAGTTTTAATATTATCATGGAGTTTGATATTTTCTAAATTATTTTTAAACACTAAAATTTCTTTAAAATGTTGTTCTCCATCGTATTCTATACATAAATTAAAACTTGGTATGTAAAAATCAAAAGGTAATTCTCTTTTATCTTTACAATCTTTAAATTTTTTTTGTGGTTCAAAGTGTATATTATTTTCTTCAAGAAAGTTTCTTATTTTTCTTTCTCCTTTCGACTCTATACAATAAGGGCAACCTCTAAATTTATTCAATATATTGTCTGGAGTTTTATAACATATTCTGCCACACTTTATATGTTTAAATCTTAGTGGTGTTTTCGCATCTATGTATTCATCTAATAATATAAATTCATCAGTGACTTTATTTAGTTGATTAATAAAGTCATTTGTTGTTTTTAAATTATTTGCAGGTTTATCTTTTTCAAAATAACCTCTTCCAGTACATTTATCACATTTTATTTTATTGCTGTTTTTTATACTATCAAAACTACTTTCAAATATTTCTCCACATTCGCATTCTACTAAAAGTTTTTCTTTGCAATTAGTATAAGCATCGCTTAATAATTTTAGACCTACATCATTACAGTATTGTTTTACATAATTTATATTGTAAGTTCTATTTTTATTAGCATTTTTTCTGCCACACACATTGCATTGCCTTTTATTCATATCTTTAAATTGTTTAAATGTAGTTTTAAAAATATTACCACATTCACATTTGAAATTCATATAAGTATTGTAGTTTTTATATTCCTTTTCCAGTAACTCACATTTGCTATTTTCTTTCACAAAATTATAAACATCTTCAAATTTATATCTCACCTTAACCACCTCTTAGTATTATTATACCACGTTGCGAGGCGATTATGCTACTAATAAAACATTGCTATTTAACTTAGCCTTCACCGAATTCACTGACTTATTTTTTCTATAAGTTTCCTTATAGTGACCCAAATTTTTAGGTCCAGCTTCTCCACCTACCATAGCTTTATTCCCATTTATTCCAAATAAAGTAGGATTAGTCATTATACCACCTTGTTTGTAAAAACTAACTCCAAACGTTGGTACAGAAGGAGGATTTAAACTAAATTTACCTTTTATAGAAAAATGAGGTAATCTGATTTTTGGCAAACTTAAATGACAACTACTGAAAAATCCTTTAATTTTTGATAATCCAGAAGAAACTATATTTTTAGCACTATTTATGGCATTGCTAATTGCATTTTTAGCCGAATTGAACTTAGAACTCACGGTACTATAAATTCCACTACAGACACTTGACGCAGTGGACTTCATAGAATTCCAAATATTGCTCATTGTATTTTTAGCACTATTCCAAATATTGCCAATCGTATTTCTAGCTGAATTGAATTTTGAACTCACGGTGTTATATATATGCGAACATCCATTTGTAACGGCAGTTTTCATAGAATTCCACGCATTGCTAATGGTGCTAGAAACTGCATTCCAAATTTCCGTCGCTTTAGCTTTAATTGTATCCCAGTTTTTATACAACAAAACTCCTACTGCTACTAATGCTGTTATTACTCCTATTACAATTAATACTGGAGCACTTATTCCGCCAATAACTCCTGCTACCGCCATTGCTCCAGTTTTTACTGCTGCAAATGCACCGGTCAGCACACTCCATCCACTTGTAAATATGCCTACTACAGAGGATACCATTCCTATTACAGTTGTTATACCTACAAATGCAACCCCTAATGCTACAACTCCTGTTATAACAGTCTGAACTGGCTGTGGAAGATTTGCAAATGTTTGTAATAATGTTGTAATTCCACTTGTAACTGCACTTATAGCAGGCTGTAAATTTGTAAGTAATATTCTTTTCGTTCCTTCTAATGCACTTCCTAAGTCATTGTATCTAACTTTATTCATTTCATCTAGTTTGTCTCTAGAATTATCTATCTCACCGTTAAGATCTCCAAGTGCAAATATAGCTTCTGCAGCATTATCTTCGTACATTGTACCAAATATACCAACACCTACATTGTATTGTTCTTGCTTATCTTTCATCTTTCCAAGTCGTTCTATCATTTCCTGTGTGACTTGTTTAGCACTATCTCCACCTGCAGCATATTTCTTCCTAAATTCATCCGCATTAAACCCTAACTTTTTTAGATAATCATCAGCTGAACCGTCCATAATTCTTATGTTCATTTCCTTGAACGCGTCGCCTAAGCTGTCAATACTAAATGCTCCTGTCTCTGCTCCATTTGCAAGCGCATTAAACATGTCTTCCGCTGAATACCCTGCATTAGCAAACGAAGGAGAATATTCAGTTATTATATCTATTAAATCATCATTCTTATTAAGTCCGCTTTCTGCTCCCTGTGCTATAAGATTATATGCTTCATCTGCTGTAAGTCCAAACTTTTGCATCAATGCGTCTGCTGCTTTTGTACTGTCAGCAATATCTATTTCATAAACATCAGATAATAAATATGCATTTTCCGTACATTGTTTTAAGGCTTCTCCAGCCAAGCCTGTATTTTGATGTACCAATGCCATATTCTCGCCTATATCTGATAGTGATTCTCCAAAATTATCTGCATAAATTTCATTTATTATTCCTTCAAATTCGCCCATTTCATCGTTTGTAAGCCCTAATTGTGCTTGCAATTGATTAAGCGAACTTTGTCCTTCTAATCCAAATTCTTTTACACTGTCTGCTATTCCACTAAATGCATCTGTTAACTCGTCTACACCTTCTATAGCTAATGCATCTTCTAGTGCATTTCCAGCTTCTTGTGCTCCATCTGCAGCATCATTTAAACTGTTATCTAATTCATCAGCAGCACTACTAACTTCATGCAATCTATTTTGGTTTTCCCTTAAATCATTAGATAACTGTCCTATTCTACTTGCTAATTGCTGAGCTTCATTTGAACTTTGTCCTTGCTCTAATACTACATTTTTATATTCTTCTTTTAGTCTATTTAACTCTTGTTGTTGCTGATCTATTTCTGTAGTTAATCTAGATAATGAATTTGTATCATTTCCTAACTGTCCTATTTCTTGTCCAGCTTCTTGACTTGCACTTCTTAAATCATTAAGTCTTTGTGATGTTTGATTTATTTCATTTTGTATAGCTTGTTGTTGAGTTTGTGCTCTAAGTAACTCATTATTAAGATTTCTGTATTCATTGGAGTTTTCTCCAAGTATATTTTTCGCCTGTTCTAATGATTGATTTAATAATTCTACCTTTTGGCTTGATGCTGCATATTGTTGTTGTAATATATTTTGTCTTTGCTCTAATAGGTTTATATCATCTGAATTGCCTTTTAGCTGAGTAGAATTTAATCTTAATTCATTTGAGAATGTGGTCATATCTTTACTTATATCTCTTATTCCTGAACGGAAATCCGAAGTTACTGCTTTAAACTCTATTTGAGCTTGTGTTTTATTTGCCACTTATCTTCCCCTCCTTTCTAATTCTCTTTGTTTTATATAGCTAATATAATTGTCATAAGCTACTTTATTCGCTACTATACCTTCTAAAGAAGATATATCTATATTCCAAAATAAATCTTCACTTATACCTAAAATAAGGACATAGTAGGTATAATAATCCTCTATGTCCTCTAGCTTAAATTTAGGTATTTTTATTTTTTGAACTCCTGTTATCTTCTTTGTTGCTTTGGTAAAGGCGCTCCTGAAATTTTTTTTTGTTTTGGATTAGCTAATTCATTTGCTAGGTTATTTATAAGCACAAAACTTTGTGGGATATTCTCCATAAATTCTTCTTTCGTCATTAAAGTATTGTCATCCTTTTCTATATTAGCGCATAAATATGCTGTATATAATATTGTTATTGCACTAAAAGTAGCATCTTTATCTTCTTTTACATATATATTGTTATATTCTTCATATACTTTTTTTCTTTTATTCTTTAGTTGTAATAATCTAGCAAAATTTAAAGTTAATTTTATAACTTCTCCATTTTGCAATTCTAATTCTTTGAATGTACATTTCATTTTTTATCCCTCTATCTATGCTTTTTTTATTAATTCAAAATTAAATGCAGTTAACCATTTTGTTGCTATCTGAGAGTCAGAAGCTAATTCACTCGCCATGCATTCATATTTTCCAAATCCTTGGTCGTCCGGGGATACTGCAATAGTCATTTCTATTTCTGCTACTTCATCAGCCCCATTTTCTATTTTTTTACTTGTACCAGAATTTATAACACAATTTGGATATGCTAAATATTTTTCTACACCATCTTCGTCTAGCACTTTTGCTACCCATGTAAATTCTGGGTGAATACTATCTCTTCCATATCCGTATACACCTTCTGCAAGCTTGTCTGTAAATATCATTCCATATACTTTAACATATAAGCTCCATAGCATATGCATACTTACAGTTAATGTTCCTGTCCCTGTCCCTCTAGTTCTGGATTTTATTACTACCCCTTCACATTTTTTTGTTACTGTTCTTACATCCATTTCCTCTGTTAAAGAACCTACGCAACCCACTTTTGTAGTTGTTATTTCATTCTCTCCATTAAATTTAATGGCGCTTTCTTTTATCTCATAATCTGAGTATACTTTATTGTAAGCAGTCATTATATATTCAACCCTCCTAACTTGTTTAATATATCATTAACAATATTATCTTTTTCGTTTTCGACACCTTTTTCCATAAATGGATTTTCACTTTTACCTGTACTTGTTCCTATAGCATCCATAGGGAATATAAGATAATTAAATTTAGATTTTGTTGTAATTCTTACACCTAAATTAAAATTTTTATTTGTTAATGAATTTGAGAATTTTGCATGTTTTTTATTTCTATCAGATACAGGCATACAATTTTCTATAGATCTTATTAATCTGTCTTTTCCTTCTTGGTGTATACATTGATTTATTATATCTTCTGCATTGTCTCCATAATCATTTATAGCTTGTTGTATTTTTTCTACATCCTCAAAATTTAGTGTAAAATTTATACCTGCCATTATAACTCACAACCTTTTTTAGCTTTTGTAAATTCTATTGTGCAAATTTCTACTACTCTATCAGTATTATTTTTTGTTATATAACTAAACACAATTTCTGTATCTGCTAACTTTAATTTTGTATTTTCAGTTATTTGTTTTATTACTTTAAATTCAAAATCTTCTTCTATGTAATCTTCACAAATAAAATGTATTTGATAATATTTATTGTAATCTCTTCTATTTGTCCCTGCTCTAGATGTTCTGCTTTTATTAAATACAAAATAATTCCAGTCGTCATTAGGTTTTGCTAATGAACGACCGTAATAAGCTTTATAGCCTAATTCTTCTAATGCTCGTTTTATATCATCAAGCAATAGTTCTCACCTCCTCTAAATAAAAATAAAGCTCTCGATTTTCTTTATCAATATCAATATAGACTATATCGTATAATATATTATTTATAACTATTTTGTCATAGTTAGATATATTTTTATAAAATCTTGTCTTTATTTTTATATTTAGAGTTCTATTTCTTGATTCTGCAAAATCAAAGTCTTGTTGTCTTTTACTACATTCTTTATAAGCTAATTTAACTATAAATTCTAAATCGTCAAATGTTTTTATATTTTTTCTAGCTCCGAAATCACTTTCTTTGTTCTTTTCTTTATATACTCTTATATATCCATCATTATAATTAGTTGCTTTCATTTTGTTGTACCTCGTATTTTTGTCTTAACTGCATAATGCTATTAAAATAATTGTCATCAAATTCATTCTCACAATTATTCCATGCATACATACAATAATTAAGCAGTAAACTTCTTTCCATTCCACTAGAATAATCTACATCTGCTCCTAATTTATAATCTAAAGTTAATACAGCATCTTCTAAAATTGTTTGTAGACGGTTTTCTGTTTCTTCTTCCGTCCATGTAATATTTAATTTTTCTTTTAATCTTTGAAGAAGGTTATCCATATAAGATCACCTTCTTTGATTAAGCTTGTTCCTTAGTTGCTACAGTGCCTTTTACTTTAACAGGGATAACAGCTTCTCCTAATCCACTTATGTCTAATACTAAAGCATCATTTTCACATATAGCTCTACCAACACCATATGTTTTTATTTTGTATGTTCTTTGGTCTTCTAAGAATTTGTATTCGTCAGAAAATTCTATTACTCCATCTTTAGAAAAACCTACACCTACAAAGTAATTATCTAACATAGCTACTACTGCTTTACCTGCTGGAACTGCTTCGCTTATTACTACTTCCATAGGAAATGCAAAATTATCTACATATGCCCCACTCATATTTTGAACTCTTACAGCAGGCGCTACTAAAGTATAGTAATCATTAGCATTGCATATTAATGTTAAACCTCTTACTGGTCTATTTTGGCCTTTTTCATTTTTAGTCATTTTAGCTATTAATCCACCCATTGATTTTACACCAAAATCAGTTACAGCTATAGCATCTTTATCTTGATAAACACCATCTAGTGCTCCAGTTAATTTTTTCATTAATCCTATTGGTTTTCCTTTTCCGTCACCTTTAACTATCGCTTCTTCTAAAGCTACAGCTATAGCATCTTTTAATATTGCTCTTATATACCCATCTAAAAATGTTGGTCCTAAATCTAATATTCCCATAGGAATTACTGCAAAAGCAGATAATTTGTTTTGAGTTATTTCCATAACTTTGAATGCTGAAGTTATTTCTTTAGTTATTTCTGCATCTATTTCTCCCCAAACTGCTGCTTGTTTAGTGTGGTCATTAAATATGCATTTTGTAGCATATCTTACTGATTGGAAGTTAACTTTACTTAATAATGGGTGTTCTTCAACTAAGTCCCTATAAACATCTTCTATAACTGTTTCTGGCATTAATTTATTATCAGTTAAGTCAGTTAAAGTAGTTACAGCTTGTTGAACATTTCTCATTTTTGATGCTTCTATTAATTTATTATAGAATTTTTCTTCAGCACTAGTTAATTGTCTATAACCTCTTTGTGCTAATATATTTTTATCTCCAGTTTGTTGATATTCTTCAAAGTCAGATTTTATATCTTCTACTATAGCATTTTGGAATTCTATCCATGCTTGTTTTATTTCTTCTTCATTCCCTCCAGTTAATACAGTTTGCATTTTAGTTGCAACCTCTTGTTGTTTTAATTTTTTATTTCCTAAAAAAGACATTTGCCTACCTCCTATAAATTTAATCTTTTATTGCATTAAAAAAAGAACTTACGAGTTCTTTAGTCTTATCATCTTTTTCTTTATCATCTTCATCATCATTTTTATCTAAATCTTTGTTATCATCATCTTGACATTTTTTCTTGTCTTCATCATCTTTTTTAGATTTAGCCATTATTTTATTTATTAATGACTGTCTGACTGATTGTGATACTACTTCTTCTTTATCGTCAATTATACCTGTTGCAAATCCCATCTTAAGTGCTTCTTCACAATCTAACCAAGTTTCATTGTTAAGCATTTCTTTCAGTTCTTCTTCGCTTATATTAATATGCTCCATATAAGCTGTTATACTTGATTGAGTGATTTTTTCTAATGTTTCTGCTTCTTTTTTTAATTTATTAGAATCACCACAAGTCGCAACCCAAGCATTGTGTATAAATAGTAACCCAGTATTAGTCATAATTCTTTCATTACCAGCCATAAATATAACACTAGCTATTGAAGCACAGAAAGAATCGCAAATAGTTGTTATTTTTGCTGGGTGTCTTTTTAATGCTTGATAAATTGCTAAACCTTCTTTGCATTCCCCTCCATATGATGATATATATACATTTATAGTGTCAGCTTTTATCCCATTAAGTTCTTGAATTAAATTAGAACTTGATACATCACTTTCAAGATATGGATAGCTAGTAATATCACCATAAATATACAAGTCAGCTTGATTACTATTCTGTACTAAAGAATAATATTTTTTCATTGTATCACCTCCTTTCTTAATAATCTAAATAAAAAAGAAGCCTTTAAATAGCTTCTCTAAAATTTTTAATAACTCTATATTTTTTATTATGTTTATAATTTAAGTATCTCCATACTAGAGGTGTACCATCTGGTAACTTACCTGCTGATTTTCTTTTGCCTTTACAGCATGAAGATATATGTGTTTTACCTGTGTTATAATATTCTCCTGCTTCTTTACCTGTAAAGAATATTCTGCCTGTAGTTAAACATATTACAGATTTAGCCGTAGGATTATTATTACCAATATTTTTACCTTTACGTGCTTCACTCATTTTTTTCTTAGCTTCTTCTGTATGATGTTTGCCTTTGTTAGCTTCACTTATTTTTTTCTTAGTTTCTTCGGTAAGGTGCTTACCATACATAGGATGATTTTTACCTTTAAATGCTTTACTTAATTTTTGCTTAGTTTCTTCACTAAGATTTTTACCTTTATGTGTTTCACTTAATTTTTGCTTAGTTTCTTCACTAAGATTTTTACCATACATAGGATGATTTTTGCCTTTATTAGCTTTGCTTAATTTCTTTCTAGTCTCTTCGGTAAGGTGCTTACCTTTCCAATATTTAGCATTATTTTTACTTATTCTTTGCTTAGATTCTTCAGTATGTTTTAAACCATTACTACCTTCTCCACCTAAAGTAATATTATATCCTTTTTCTCTATTAGTAGTATCATATAGGACTATATATATTTGTTCTAGTAATTTAGCTTCAGATTTAGTAAGGTCTGTAAATAATACTTCATGCTTGAAATTATTCCATCCATATTTTTTTATAGCATTTATAAAATATTTATTATTTTTATATGCTTTGCCATTTCGCCATCTGTATTCAGTTTTTTGTTTTGTTATGCCGTAGTATCTTTTATCGTTCGGACTTATATGAACATATAATTTATAATCTCTTTCTTCCACGTTAATCACCCTTTTATTTGTTTTCTAATTATATTATATCATTATGTCCAAGGACTTGCAAGGACTTATTTATAATGCTATAATTTTTTTGAGGTGATAATATGGCAAATAAAGATTTAAAAAACAGAACTCCTATATCTAATGCAGTTGATACTAAATTATTAATAAAACTAAAACAACTTTCTAAAGATACAGGTATTCCAATATCTAAATTGTTAGATAAAGCTATTACTTTATTATTAAATAGTTATAAAAATAGAGGGTGATTATTCGCTCTCTATTGTATTTTCCTCTAATTGCTTATTTTTTTGTTCATCACCTATTAGCCTATTTTCTACTGTATCATAGTTTTTAGTTATGAAATGTTGTTTACTAAACTCAGAGTTAAGTTTGTCAAATCCTATTATTTCTCTAACTTCATCTATACAACATGTACCAGATGCTATTAGTTTATCGGCTTTTTCAGCAACATCTAATATGTCTATATGGTTAATAGTTGATGTATCTACTTTTACATAGTTTCCTTTAACCCAATTGTCATAATTACCTGATGTTTTTCTAGTAATTTCTTCTGAAATCATATCTGCTATTGGATCTATACAAAATGTAAGGAATGTTTTTGTTATTTCATTCATATTAGTAATGTTACCTAGCATTAAACTTACTGGTATTTGAAATGCTTGTGCTACTATCTCAAACATTTCCTTCCTTAAATTTCTAAAATCAGAACTATCTTTATTTGTAGTTGGAGAAACATCTTGTAGATCATACCCTTTATATTGTGGGTATACTGCGTTTTCATTTTCTATAAAATCTTTTAATTGTTTTTGAACAACTTCTCTATAAGTTTCTTGGAATTTTTCATCTGATGCTTTCACTTGGTCTAGAATCAACTTATATTTTGTTCCATTGCTTTTTTTATAGTTTTTAGCAGCATAAGATAATAATTCTCCATACTGTTCGTATAATCTATCAATTAATTTCTTTATATGAGCATTATTTAATTGTAATCTTAATACTTCATCACTTTTAAATGTTCTGTTTAGTTGTAAATTTCCTATAGAAATTCCTTTATAAACATTCCCTTTAATAGGATATTCATCACACGCATAACTATCAGCACAATAAAAATCTTCATTTATATTAATTAATAAACTTTCATTTCTATAAATCATTTTTTCTATAGCTTTATGCCAAAGTTGACTGCTATTTTCATTTTTATTAGCTTCAACATTTAAAGTATAGTAGAGTTTATTTTTTACTTCTTTATTTTTTTCATATACTTTAATTTCACACTTTGATATTGCGTTTGATATTAAAGTTATAGCTGTTTGAATTGCTAATTCTTTATAGTATATTTCTTGTAGTTCATTTTCTATTACATCATCTACTATTTTGCCTTTATTAATCTTTGTCCCTAAAAAATCCACAAGCCATGTTTTTATACTCACAATTTTCTCACCTCCTTTTAAAATACTAATGGTGGCATAAAGAATAATTCTGAATTATCCTCATCTTCTAATGTATCTTGTGCAGCAATCATTGCATGTACAAAAGCCATAAATCCATCTGTTTTTCTACTTTTAGGTTCTATCTTGTCATATACATAGTTTCCTAAAGTCTTATCAGTTAACTTTGTATTATTTGTAAACCATCTCATTAACGGATTATCTCCCCATACTATTTTGTGGTTATTAAATAAACTATCTATAACAGGAACTATTTTCATAATATCAGAAGGTCTAATTATTTTTACTTCATCTTTATTTGTTGTTTCTATTCCAATTTCTTTTAAAGCTTTACTTATTAATCCAAGTCTAAAATTGTCTACTCCTAATTTTAAAAAATTATACTTAATTAATTGTTCCTGTATCCATTCTGTAGCTAAATCTGGGTTAATTTCAATATCATCTATGATTGTTAATAGCCCTTGACTTGCCCATTGTTCTAAAGGTGCTTTTATCCTATCTTTGTCTCTAGAATTAGTGCAAAACCAGCTATGAGTTATCCAATAGTATACTCCACCTTTTAAAAAAAGTAATCCTGCACTCATCATGTCATTAACTTTTGTGTAATCTATTCCTATAGTGCAACTTGCACCTTCTAAGTTAGGTATTTCTTTATTTGTTGCTAATATATTTTCCCATGTAGTAACTTCTATGTCTTTAGTTTTTGCCATAGGTAAATTCATTCTTTTGGTCATGAATGAACTGTTTGTATATGGATTTTTTTTATAATTTATATACTCTTTTTTTATTTGTTTTAATAATCCTGGTCTATAATATAAAGATGGGTTTGCTTTAAACCAGTTTTTTTCATCATGTACTTCATCCATATCGTCAAGTCTACATATGAATGGTAACATGCCATTATCTTCTTGTTGAAAATCCAATATTTTTAGTGAAGTATCCAATAAATCATCTAAAACACTATCTCTTACATAACCATTTGTTGTTATGTAAAATATCCTTGGGTCTTTAACTTTCCCCAGTCCAGTAGTATGTACGTTTAATAAATCAAAATTAGCATATTCATGTATTTCATCAAATATAATAGCCCCTGGTCTTAATCCATCCGCACTCTTAGCATTACTTGTTTTATACCTTAATTGACTTTTAGTTCTTAAATTAGTGATACATTCCTTATTCCAATAAAAATTTCTTTTCATTTTTGTTTTTATGCTAGGTTTAGTTAATACATTATATACATCGTTGAAACTTGTAGTAGCCTGTGATTCTGAGTTAGCTATTATATCTATATTATAATTATGAATACCGTTAGTTTCGGTCAAAAGGCAAAATGTAAGAAAACTTATGAAAGCATTTTTACCTGCCCCTCGACCTACTAATATAAATGAAGTATCAAACCTTGGTAAATTACAATCTTTTGTATATAAACAAAGGCAAAGAACAAGTAAGCACTTTTCCCAAGGGAATAGGTCAAATTCAAAATATTTTATATAACTCATATATTTTTCAACTTTTTTTTCATCTATATATAAATTATCTTTTTCAGTTTCTAATACATATTCAATAAATGTAGCGAATTTTTTTTGTTCTTTGCACATTGTAAAAGGTTCTTTTTTTATAATTTCAAGATATTCTCTAATATATTTCATTAATATTTAACCTTTTTCTAATACATATTCCCAATGATATCCGCCACTTTTACCTTTTCTTTTTATAGCTCTGCTTATTGATTCAGATCCTTTATTGATTGTTTTTCCTGCTTGTGCTAGACTTCTAAAAACCTCTCCGGTTTCAATATTTCTAACTTTATATCCTTTTCTGCCTGTTATTCTTTCCTTTACCATTTTTTCTATGTTTTCAATTTTTTGAGGATTGTCTATATATTCCCAATAACATCCAACACATTTATTTACTCTTCTGATAGAAGATGATATTGCACTAGGAGTAACTCCGTATTTTTCACTTGCCTCTCTTGCAGATGGGAAAATTTCACCTGTTGATTTATTTCTTATTGCTTTTGCATTAGGATTATTCCCACCTTTCATATTAGCATGATTTTTACTAATTTTTTCCCTACTTTCAGCACTATGTTTTTTACCATAGTTAGGATTTTCTTTTCCATATCTATGAACTCCGTACATTCCATTTAATTCACCTTTTAAGCCGGAAGTTGCATTACCACCCTCTAATATGTTGTATCCTTTATTTATATTCGTGCTATCATATTTTTTTATCAATTCTATTTCTTTTTTTTCTGCTTCTTGTTTCGTTAAATTTTCAAATAGTATTACATGTTGAAAATTATCCCATCCATATTTTTGGATAGCTCTATAAAAATATTGGTTTTCTTTGTATCCTTTTCCATTTTGCCATCTTTTATTGACTCCTTGCTGAGTTATCCCGATATAAATTTTATTACTTGGTGATATATGACAATAAACTTTATAATTCATCATCATCACCACCATCTGCTACAGTAGCTTTAATTCCTAATTCATTTAAAAGCTTTAGCATTTGTGCATTAGTTTTATTAAGTTCGGCTATGCTATCATTTTTCTTATATCCGCTTTGTCCTCCACCATTATTATATTTTACCGATACACCCCTCTTATTTATATCTTCTATAAGGAGTGTTTTGGTTATCCAGAAGGCCATATAATCTTCTACTAAATCTTTGAATTGTTCTCCATATGTACCATTTCTATCTAACTGGTCTAGTAAATCTTCTCTAATTTTTTCATATTTTTCACTATTTTTTAAGTCTTTTACAGCTTTCTTATCTGCCACTTTTACCACCTCCTTATATTGAATTTAAGAGTATACCACCCCTCATGTGAGATTTAAAAATTTCTGATTTGTTAAGACCTCCTCGCCTTGATTGTTCCTACTAAAAAATTTGCCCCATATATACCCTGCGGGGGTATCTTGTCGAATAAATTTATTTTTAAAATAAAAATACTCCCATACAATTAATATTATATAGAAGTATTAAAATTCTAAAACCATTTAAGTTGTTTCTCTTCCTGTTCTATTATATTATCACATTTAATACTGTTGCAATGTCTGTGAGCTAACTGAATATTATTCCATGTATGAGTTCCACCTTTAGCTAATGGAATTATATGGTCGATACTTGGATAGTTATCGCCAGCTATAAAGTAACCTTCCTCAGTATAATAATAATCTTCTGTATCTACTTGTCTTCCACATATCTTGCATATTCCTTCATCTCTTTGTATTAACTTTTCTAATGATATATTCCATTCTATCTTTCCATTCTTCTTAGCTTTAGCTTCTCTTAATCTTTTATGTGCCTTTTGTTTTTCTTTCTTCATAGTAGCTTTGCATATATCACTGCAATACCAATTATAATCCTTAGCATAGAATATCCTTCCACAATATTCACATTCTTTTATTTTGCTTAGTTCTTTTTCAAATAACTCATTTCTATTATTAATATCTTTTATTTCTTTTGATAATTCAGATAAAGTTTTATTTATTTCATTTTTTAATCTTCTTTGCTTTATTTCCTCATCTGTTAAATGATTGCAGTTAAATTTACTATATAATAATGTCTTTCCTTTTCTTTTAATTAGTTGACCACATTTTAAACATTTAATTATATGAATATCCTCAGTAAATGCATTTTGATTATTTTCCCTATCTATATATTCATATTTATTTTTATATTTATTGTTAAATTCAATTTTGAAATTATTTATATATTTTTCAGCTTCGCACTTATTACATTTTAATTTTGCAGTTTTTCTCAATGAATTATCAGGAATAATATTTATTTCACTTCCACATATTTTACACTTTATAATAATAGAATTTCTGCTGTTAGTATATCCTCCTACATATTCCCATTTATCACCATGCAATGAGTTAAATTTTTCTATAAAATCTTTTTCAAGTTTATCTCTATCAATTAATTTTACACTTTTCTCTCCACTTATTTTACCTGCTTCTTTTAAAGTTAAAATTTTTAAATTATCATATCTATTATTTAATTTATCTCCATCTATATGAATAGCTATTTCATTTTCTTTTAAATCTCTAATAAATGTTTGTGCTACTAATTTAGTTAACCTTATATTTAAAACATTTCCATTGTTTCGTAATTTTATTTTTACGTTACCTTTTTTATCTAAACAGCCTTTTATTATCTTTTCTTTATTTTTATATATTCTTTTTAATTTTCCATAATTGCTAACCATATAATTTTCAAACCCATCAATACTTTTCCAAACCTCTTCCATATCAATCACCCCTATTAATTCTTTTTCTAATTATATTATATCACTAACTGATATCAGTTGCAATCAGAATGGCGATATTTTATAATTAAATTGAGGTGATAATATGGTAAGAAAAGATTTAAAAAATAGAACTCCAATCGGTTCTGCTATTGATAATGATTTATATAACTGGTTAAAAGAATATTCTAAAGAAACATCTATTCCAGTATCTAAATTACTCGATAAAGCAATAACATTATTAAAAGAGTCTACATCTAAGTAGGCTCTTTTTTACCAACGTTCTTTATTTAATTGTGGTTTTGTTTTTAATATATTATATTCTTTTCCGTGTATCATATTATGATGATAATTACATAAGGGAATTAGATTAACTATCTTCTTCCCTGTAATTAAATCTGTAATGATTGGTTCAAGCCCATGCTCTGGATTTAATTCTATTTCCTTCATATGATGTATTTGCAATCCTCTGTAATCTCCATTCTTTAATCTATTATCATGTGTTGTTATTTTCCCATCTAACTTACATAATACACATTCGTTATGATAAGCATGAAGTACCACATTCCTCATTTTTTTCCATTTGGCACTGTGATAGAATAATATAATCTTGTTTTCTTGAACTAACTTTTCTATCCACTTAGTTATCTCCTTATTTTGTTTTTGAAACTCTATTTTAGGTATTATAAGTTCTTTATTAATCTTATTTTCCAATTTCTTATTCATTACCTTTTACCTCAAATAATAAAGGACCTCATTAATTATAATAAGATCCTTTATATATCATATATTATTGTAATTGTTCTAGACTCTCTTTTACTTGTTTTATATTTGCTTTTGTAGAGTCATCTTCTTTTGTTTCAGCTTTTCTATAAACATACTTAACCATTTGCACTGCATTCATTCCTAAAGAGTTAACCGCTTTAGCTGTTTTATATCCGTTACTATCTCCTTGTCCAGCTTCCTTAAACATATTCATTTTATCTTTTCCATACTGTTCTAGAAAGCTACCTTTTGTCATTATATCTTCCATATTATCACTATTGAATTGTGTTTCATCATCTACATATTTACTAATATCTTTTATATATTGACTTCCTAAATCAGTTAACTTATCATCATCATTCTTTACAGCTTCATAATCGTTTTTACCTTTAGATAAAAAGTAATCTACTTTTTCTGAACCCGTCATATCTTCTATGTTAACCTTACTGCTTTCAATTGATGTACTACTACAGGCAATGCATCCAATTGCTATCATACCTACTAATAATACTACTATTAATCTTTTTATATTTCCCATAAAATCACTCCTTTAATTATCATTAATTAAAGAGTATATATTTACCCTATATTTTGCAACACTTTATTTAATTTCTTCTAATAAGCTTCTTAATTTTTCTTTGTATTTTTCACTATTTTTTAAGTCTTTGTTATTAATCATTTTCTTGCAAGTATTCCTTCATTTCTTCATCTGTAAA